CCCCTAAATCAAACTGATAGACCCCTTGTGGTGTCGAGTTAATATAAAGCGTCCTAGCGCCCGTTCTAGCCCTTATATCGGCCAAATAATCCCACTTCTTCTTCTCAATCAAGAGGGTTGAGTAATGGGTGCGTCGGCACTTCATCTCGATATATGCATCGTGGGTGATGCCGTCAGCTCGGTCGGTTGCCGATAGTGGCGTTAAGTCCGGATAAACGGCTTTAAGCGCCTTAAACAGTTCAACCTCGCGTAGGTAAATTAGACGTCTTCCTCGCCATCTTCCCACCCGATTTTACGAATCGGATCTTGTGGGTCGATTACCCAGTCAGGCCAAGAGCTTCGATCCATAGCAAAGGCAAGAGCCAAGCCTTCATCCATCCCATTTTTACGGCAGGTTTCGTAAATCTCTTTGCAAGCAATCGCCCAGAAATCCAATTTAGTAGGCAGCTCTTTAACTGTTCGGCGAGATTTAGCGGTTTTCTTGACCGGCTTCTTAACGCGCTTTCTTGTTGCCATTAGCCCCCACCTTCTTCGATAGGGCTAATTCTAACTGAGACTCCATTTTATCAAGGCGCGACACAATAGGTATATTTTCCAATTTGATTATGTAACGAAGCCCAGCGATTAGTAAGGCGATTGATCCGAGAACGGACGCGACAAAGCCAGCGATGGTATTGGCATCCATTTACTTAACGCGGCCGTAGCGTTCGTAGTTAGGGTTAAGCCAGTTAATAATGCTAGGCAAGACTGATACTAGAGCTGCATTTGCAATTGCATCGACATCCCACCCGACTGCTAGATAAGTCGCTAGGGCTGTTGCGATGAAGGTCTTGGCCCAACTTTCCGCCATCTTCTTTAAGTCGCTCATTTCTGTCTCCTTCGAGGTCGAACCATTTGCCGTCATTGTCTCCCAAAGTTGTAAAGCTAATATGAAAATGCGAGCGGTGAGGATTAGCGCCTTTGTATTTGCGGCGCTTCCAGCCCAATATTGGACTCATAATCTTTCCGTCATAAATAATATATTTGATGCGTTTATCACCGCGCTTGGCACATTTACGAATTTTCTCGACCAATGCATAAGTTTCTTCAGGATGCGCGTTGAGGTTGGCGTCTATATCTAAAGCTCTAACGATTCCATTTCTCGGGATATGATCCGAAAAAGGATTTGTTGCGTAATGGCGAGCATCAGCCGCAACGCCATCGCTGCGCCTATCGCGATCAGGATAATCATCATCGATTTGCTCCCGAAGTTGCTGACCAGCTTTGCATAATTTAGCCATTAATTTCAATCCACTTTAAACTTTTTTCATCCCAATACCATTTATCTCCTTGAGGTTTAGGCGTTGGAGCTTGCCAATCAAAGTTTTCATCGAGCGACCAAGATGGATAAGGTTTTGGCGCAATAAAAATATCTGCGACAGGATCATAAGTATAACCAACTCCTGCATATTGCTTGCGGATATTGTTATTGTATGAAGTGCGCTTGCAAACTTGACCTCTGAAATTGCCATACCAAGTTTCAGGATGTAGACCTTCTATCAATTCGTTTTCATCAATTCCTACGATAACTTCGGTTACTATATTGTTTTCTAAAAATGCGTAATGCGCCATTATGCCCAACTCACATTGCCTGTGCCAGCAGTAATAGTAGCTCTTTTATAACCGCCACTGGCTGCACTTTCTGTGCCTGTTAAACCAGCGCCAATAGTTATTGTTTTTGTGTCTGGATAACGCAAAATAACTACACCGCTTCCACCATTGCTGCCAGTATAAGCGCGATTACCACCACCACCACCACCTGTATTAGCGGTACCTGCGGTAGAATCATCAACATTTCCATTAGAAGCGTTACCACCGCCACCAGTTCCACCAGTTCCACCTTGAGAGTTTGGACCTACTCCACCACCACCGCCACCGCGAGTAATTGCACTACCTGTAATCGATGAAGATAAACCATTACCGCCATTAGTTGATTCACCTGTAGAAGCATTTGCACCAGCAGCACCAGCGCCACCGCCACCAGATCCAGCGTAACCACCAGAAGGAGTTGAAGCATCTCCACCTTTATAACCTTGCGTTGGAGAAGTTGCGTTACCACCAGTTTGCGTTACATTAAACCGCGAACTTGTTCCACCACCTGAACCACCATCTTTACCCGTAGCTTGTGTTACTCCACCACCGCCACCAGTTGAAGTTATAGTTGAAAATACAGAATCACCGCCATTAGTAGATGAACTGTATGTTCCACCTGCACCACCAGCGCCGATGGTTACTGTGTAATTTGTATTGGGCGTTAAAGTTAAGGATGACTCAGCGGAACCACCGCCACCAGTAGTTTCTCCAGTTACAGAATTTCGATAACCACCAGCGCCACCACCGCCAGCGCCGTCTGCTCCACCACCACCGCCACCGCCCGCTATGACAAGATAACTAACTTCAAAGTTGCGAGGGTAATTTTGTGAAGCAATAATCCCGATTAAACTCATTACGCTATATCTCCCACTACATACCAAGCATCTGTCGCAACTTTAATGCAAGATGCAGCCGAATACTGAGCTCTTAATTTAGGAGCTGTGGCAGTTGATCCAGTTGATGAAATTGTAGTAGTGCCTGAGGTAACAGCCTTGATAGTTGTTTGACCTGCCCCGATTTGTATAACATTAATTACTGTGCCAACTGGGAAAGCAACATTGGCATTAGTTGGAATTTGAAAATCATTGGCACCAGCAACAGACATTGTAACCAATTTGAAGGCATCACCCAAGACAACCGTATAAGTGGCAGTTTGAGCGTTTAATTGTAAATTAACGCCAAGAGCCCACTCAGGAGCAGTTGCTGAAGAATTAACGCGAAGTAATTGACCATAGGAGCCAATGGCAACTCGGGCTTTAGCTGTGCTGCTAGTGTAATAATCAATATCACCAGCAGTCGTCCCGGGGTTTAAAGCTTTAACTGTCGTATCAGCTCCGCTACCCAATGTTCGTATGGCAGATGCGCCATCCTTTACGAGATCTGTATCGGCTGGAGTGGTCCAACCGTAATTTGTTGTCGTTGGCATTTTTTCTCCTTAGGCAATTATTGTAGCGTTAAGCCAGTCCAAAGTTGGGTTAATTGTATTCCAACTCTCAGTCGCTGGTATGGAACTCCATCTGAAAGCCTGTAGGCTAAAAGCAAGAGGTGATACATTCATCGTCAAATCAAGTCTATTCAGGCTTGCTGTCCAAGTCCAACCTTCCACAAATCCCTGAAATTGGCCTTCTACCATATTGGTTGGCAGATTAATTAGGTTAATGGGCATACCCATAAATATATTTAGCAAAGAATTGCGGTCAGAATTGTCCATTTCTGGACTGCCTACTGGAAAAGTTATTTGTTTTAAAGCAAATTGAGGATAAGCCCTGATGTCAAGATAAAACTCTGCTTGATTTTCAGCATCCCCTTGATTGCGGAGTGTCGTGTTAATTGTGCTTGCCAACTGACCATAAAGGTTTATTGAATCGGCATTCTCGTCAGTAACACTTTGATTACTTGATGAACCATAAGAAATAGTTATTGAGTTGCGGACATCGCCAGCGCGTTTAATAATAGATAATCCGGGCCCGATTGACTGAGCAGCATCCAAGTCAATGTATCCATTAGTTGTTAAGTATTGATTTCTATGAGTTGAGTCAGCATATCCAATGCGGCCTTGAGAATCCTCATACAGGTAGCCAAGGCCACTATTGGCAAATCGAGAAGCTAAATTATAAACCGTATCGTTTAAATCATTTTCAGAATGAAGCTCGTAATCTCCAGGGGTATCTATCTCACCCAATCCGCTGTTTTCAGCATCTTGCCACTGAGTAACTGAATCATATCCTACCCAAGTTTCGGCTGCCGGTAATTCATTCCATTGATCAAATAAAACTGTGCTAATTAATTGTTCGATGCGATCTCCATCAAATTGGTGAGCAAAATTGCCCGTATAAATTGCTCTTGCTAATCGAGCCAAGGCTCCAACAGCGGTTATCTTAATTTGTTGGCTAATGGCAGTGGAGCCAGACGTTTGAACTGTAATGCCAAGATCAGTAATAAAGCCACCAAACAAATTAACATAATTGCCATTTGAATCTTGAACTTCAATAGTAACCGCATCATTAATATCATAAGGAATTGTCGCCTGAGCTGTTTCAATAAGAGTCAAATTACAATATCCAGCAATGGGTTGAGAATAAATATCTGTTCGACCAGAGGTAATAGTTAAGCCGCTAAGTGTTGCGCTGGTTGCTGTTGCTCCATCAACTTTAACGCGATAAACAGGATTCCACAGAGTCATATGCCAAGAGTATCTAAGGAGCCAGTTCTTGCTTGACTTTCATTTAAGGCATCAATTACTGCTCTGGTAAATCCTTCGCTATCAATTACAGAAGCTGCATTTACATTTATTACAATGCCTTGAGGTGAGCTATCTGAAAAAGGGGTAATTCCTGCTTTTCGATCTTGAATTCTTTGTCTAATAGCTTCAGTTTCTGCTTTTAATTCTTCAGTTCTTTGAACGGCGTCTAAATATTTTTGAGTAGGTATAAAAGGAACCGTAGGGAAAAATGGATTTGAAAAATTAGCGCCACTTCCAGAGTCATCCGTATAATCATCATAACTTGTAGTTAGGAAATTAGTGCGATTAAAAGGATTCACATCACTTAAAAATCTTGAAAGTGGATTATTTTTAAGAAATTCTATTAATTTTCTATAGGTTTCAAATAGATTTTGGAAAAAGTCAATTGTCCGACCAACGGCGTTTATTACCGTTGTTAGAGCGGTTACGGTTCCAACAAAAGCAGTTTTCAAAGCACCTGTCAGAATTGGAACAATATACTTATCCAAGAAGGCCCAAAGATCCTCGAATTCTTCGCGGTTGTTTTGTATTGCTGTTGTCAAAGGTTTAAATTTGTCGAGCAAGGATTGGGCTGCTGGAATTATTTTATCTGTAAATATGGTTAATAATTGAGTCAGTATAGGCAGTAATCTAGCCCCAACAGCTTCTTTGGCTTCGTCAAATCCAATTTGTAATCTAGTCAATTTGCCTTGAAATGTATCGGCTTGGATTGAAGCTTGATTTTGGAATGTGTTAGCAAGAGTAGCCGTAACTTGATCAAAACTCATTGCTTTCAATTCGGCGGCGCTTAAACCGATACCCAAACGGCTTAATGATGAATTGTTGCCTTCATATGCTCGCGCTAACGCATTAGTAACTGATTCCAATGATTTGCCAGAACCAGCAGCAACGTCTAAGGCAATTTTTTGTAATTCTTGTGCCTTTGTTAAGTCTCCCGTTGCGATTGATAGTCTCTGTAGTGACGGACGAAGTTCATCATCAGTTACGCCTACAGCAATCGAAGTTTTTGTTATATATTCTTCGGTAGAAGCAATTTGTTCATCGGTAGCATTAGTAGCCTGTTTGAGTGCAGCGGCTAATCTTGTTTGAGCTTGTTCGTCAGCCATTGCTGACTTAACACCATCGACTAATAATTTTCCAGCATACGCGGCTGCAGCTGCACCAGCAGCGGCAAATGCCAATCCAGCCTTCTTCCCAAATTCTTGAACTTTGCCAGAAAAGCCATCCGTTGTTTTTTCTGATTGATCGATTTTGCGCTGGAAATCAGCAACGTCGGCTAATAGTTTAAGTGTTAAGGCGCGTGAATCAGATGCCATTGATTCCCCATTTATCTAGTATTCTGTTAAATGCGGCAGTCCATTGACCAACAATGTTATTTTGATTTTTACGCAATGTTGGATAAATAAACCAACCGCGAGAACCTCTACCAAGACGTCCAGAGTAACTAGGAAATTGCTTATACCGGCTTGAACCAAATTCATATCCCGTCCACAAATCTTTGGTATTTGCGCCGCCAGAAAATCTTTGGCTGGCAAAACCATAAGTGATTTCACCGGTAGTACTAGATTTTTTAACCCTCGAACCATCAACAATACGGCGAATTACTTGAGCACCTTTAGTTCGCTGATAACCAGCTTGTCTTATCTCAGTTTGTAAAAAAGAAGCTAGAGCATTGCTTTGCTGACGCGCTTCATCCTTTGCTTCATCGCCTAACACTTTGAAAGCTTTATAAAGCTGGCGCAACTCAGTCTTGTCAAAGGCTAACGTTTCCTCAGCCACTTTTGCGCTCCTTTAATATATCTAAAGCTGTATAAATCTCGTCCGCGTCAGTCCAAAACTGCGTTGGTATTCCGGTTTCAATCGCCAGTAATACCATTAAGTAGTTTAGGCTTCCGCTTCCAAAACTTTTGGGTTTGAATTCTCCACATCGACGTCGGCAATAGTGTCCATCCAAATCTCAAAAGCTTTTACAGGTTTTCCAGCAGCTTCGCGTTTCATAGCGTTATATGCAAGAAACAAAATGTCCCACATTCCACTAAGTTCGCTCAAGTTTTTGCCGGTTGCTTTTTCCCACTTGGCGTACTCCGGCGGTTGGGCCACATAAGTCGCTTGATCGCCGGAGTTATATGTAATTGTAATTTGTGACTTCATAGCTCCCGATGCTCCGATCTCTTAGCTAAAAGTTTCTGTTGGTGTTCCAACAACTGTCATAGTCCAAGTATCTGTCAAGGCTCCCGGAGCTGCTCCGCCGGCGCTTGGAAATACTGGCAATACGTTAAAGGCAAAAACTGCACCGCTGGCAGCGGTGAAAGATACTGCCAAAGTTGTATTAGGATTAGATTCTGCATCGCTCCACATTGCCTCAAAAAGCGAGCCGACGGCTCCCCAATCTTGCAATAATTCAATAGTAAAAGTCCATTGTTTATCAACAGACTTATAAGCGCGACCATCAAGAGTCTGGTAAGTCTCGATGATGGTTTCGGCTGAGAGGGTCGCTGAAGTCGCTTGAGCATCGTAGGACGATGAGTCCAACGTGAAAGTGACATCGCGGCCAGTAATTACTGTCGTTGCCATTTGTTCTCCTTAGGAAGTTTGCTCGTAGCGGACGCTCAAGCGAATATCGGAAACAAGAAAATTACTCGTTCCGACTTGAGTTACTGACGGTGCTGAAACCGTCGATAACTCATAACCCGACGGCAGAGCCGCCAGAATACTAATAATTAATTTTTCCAAATTGTCTAATGAGGCTGGATTGGAAAGGTAAGCAACACCGACGCTGATGACATAGTTAAGGCGTGTACGAGTTGTATTTCTACCAATAAGTTCAATTTCGAAATATGGATCAATAGGAACCAATGCGGCAAATGGTGGAATGGGAGTCTCTGGTACGAAATCATAAACATTAGCTGAGACTGATGCGATTGCCGTTTTAATGGGATTTCGAACATTATCTTGAATTGTTGAAGCGGGCATTATCCCACCATTGTCTCAACGTCAAGGTATGGTCCAAGTAAACCAGTTACTTTTGCCAAAAGATTTTTTGAAAGTCTATAAGGAGTTACTGCGAAGTCGATTCCTTCGATTGATCCACCAGCTGCGGTTCGGGCTTGGAAGATTTCGACAGAGATAGCCAAAACTGCAGACTCAACGTTGGGATTGCCGACGTAGGTCGATAATCCAGAGAGCGCAGCGTTTCCGGCTGGGATAATATTCTTTTCCAGTATGTCTGCATTTGTGATGGCTGCGGTAAATACATAAGGGCCAATTAAATCATCGGTGACTGTATGAGTGCCATTAAAAGGCGCTCCGACACCAGTAACAACAACTGACTGACCTTCGGTAAATTCTTGGATTGTTGCGGTATGAAAATATGCCACATTATTTTCTAAACTGACTTTATCTATTTTGCTTTGAAATGTAACAAGCATTGGCAAAACAAGATTTTCACTTGTATCCACAATGTCGTTCAAGTAAGCGTCTGAATAAAGGGATGACGAGACGCCAAGAATGGTTCTTAGCTCTGTGGCCGTAACTATCGTTGGCATCTCGCCTTCCTTTCGATTTAAGGGGTTAAGCCCTGCTCGGGAGCGGACAGGGCCTAACTATTGGGATTAACTACGCAACCATCCAGCGATAAGCGCCAGCGCCGACCTTTGTAGCCAATGCGCCGTAGCCATAATAAGCCACTTCGATTTGACCATTGAGCGCAACGTTTGTCTGAAGACGGAAACGTGAAGATTCATACCAAGTGTAGGAATCTGGGTTAATAACGATGATGGTGTTGTCGCCAACGCCTGAACCTGTTGTGAGGTTGCGATCAACGCGGAAGTTTAGACCGAGAAGGTTTCCGACTGCTGATCCAGCAGAGAGGTTACCGCCTTGGTTCATATTGCCAATGAGGTTCTGATAAATCGGACGGCCGTTATCAGCGAGGTTTTGAATCGCGCCCCATTGCTGAGGTGATGCGATAATGTTTTGAGCAAATCCGAGAGTGTTAGCGTAGATTGAAACGCCAGCATCGGAAACGAAATCAAGAAGTCCAGCAGCATCGAGAGTGCGGTTGCCGCCGTCAGTTCCACCAGCAATTAGGCCGGTTGTAACTGCTACATCTGTTGCCTTTGCGTATGCGTATTCCATCTGACGAACGAGTTCATCGAAGAACGCAGGTGAAGAACGATCAAGAAGTTCAACGCTGAAAGTCTGTCCGCCAGCATATTTCTTAACTGTTACGGAAAGGAATTCGTTTGTCATTCCTGTCTCATCGATTGCAGCGGCTTCAGCTTCTTCGCCTACTGTTGGAACTGCGGTGATTTTAGGAATTTCAAAAGTCATTCCTGCATCTGGAAGAACGCCGCGAGATACTGAATCAACAGCTGGACGATCTGCGTTTGATAATGGGTTAATGACTTCGGTCAATTGACGGGTTGGGATGAGACCAGCATTGTTGCTTGTGGTGTCATCTGCCGCCATAACGTATTGACGAGCAGCATCATCGCCGAGTTTAGCGCGGACGCTATTCTCGAGATATTTCGCCTTTGTGAACTCAAGGCGAGGAGCGGTGAAGAACGCTGGACGTGGCGCAGCGGCTTCGACCTTAGCAGCTTCTACCGTTTCTTCGGCAGGAGCTGGAACGGTAGTGTCTGACACTTGTTCTCCTTCGGTTGGTTTGTCTGCTTCAGCGGTTGCCGGAGCAGAATCTTCTTTAGGTGCTTCATTCTTAGAAGCAGCGACTTCGCTAACGCGAGCTGAGTCAATAGCTGGATCAGTAACGAGAGATACCTCATCGAGCGTTGCGGAAGTAATATTCATAACGCCTTTGTTGTTGACCCACTCATTAATTTGTGCGCCGACGCTAAATCCGTCGCGCAGACCTTCGGTTGCTTCAATTAAAGCATCTTCTCCAGCCATTGTGTTAGCAATTTTAAAAGTTGCAACGATTCCAGTAGGGGTTACTTCGTGAGCAACCATTTTACCAATCGGACGAGTGCGGTCGTGTTCGAGTAGCAATTTAACCGGCTTCATTTCAATAGAATCAGCTGCGAATACTGTTGGCCCGACTGAAGTGTTACCTTGCTCGTTCCAAGTAACAATAGTGCCGCTAATTGTGCGCTTGATTGTGTCGGCCGCTGTAACGACCATTGGCATTTTGATTTTCATCGGATTAGATCTTCTTCCTCTTGAATCTGCTCAACGCTCATCGCGCCAATGCGGTTAAGGATTTCATAAACCTGCGCTCTTTCCAAAGGATTGCCGCGCAGGAAGTCATCGAGATCGAAGCGAACTTCAGTCGTTGCCGGAACGAAGTCTGGCATTGAAAGTCGCTTCTCAATTGCCGTAAGTAATGGCCGGAGTGAGAAATCAACTAATGAGCGCCGTTCGCTAATCGAGTTTGAGTAAGTCATTGAGGTAGTTTCGGCGCTCAAGAAGTAAGCTGGTATTCCAGCAGCTCTAGCCAATTCTAAAGCAACGTATTGACGCGCTTCGGCAAGTTGTAACGATTTAGGATCATAACCAAATTCTTTTAGGTCAACGTCTGCATTGAGGAAGGCAGTCGAGCGAGATTGACGGGCGGTGCGCCAAGCTGAAAGCAAGGCCGACACTCTTTCAGCGGTTAAATTAGTTCCATTTGATTTGAGAACCATTGAAGGATTAGGTTCTTTTGCATAATTAACCGCTGCGTTTTCTAAATATACGGCTGCTGAAACTGTTTTGCCAGCGCGGTGCAAGAATCCTTCATCGTAACCATCGAAGCGAATAATTGAACCGATTCCTTGAAGTGGAACGTCCATTCCGTCAACTTTGTACGACTCAATCATTGTATTTCTGAAATTGGTATCAACTGTGACGCGATCTGGGCTAACGCGTGTCCAAGCGCGAACTTTGCCGCCATCGGTTGCCGAATACATTTCTAAAACTTGTCCGTAACCAACACCATAAAACCAAATATCTTCAGCGAGCCAGGTGTAGATAAGTGAACCCGGAACTCTTGGATCAGGTTGATTAATGACGCGAAGTGGATCAACGTGTTCGCCAGTAAGTTTGTTGTATTGCTCGAGGGGAAGACTTCCCGTCGTTCCGCAAATTATGTTTCTAGCGCGAGCGATTGAAGGGACTGACATCGCTAACTGGCGAGTCGTATTTGTTGCTCCGCCGAGAATGTTATAAACGGAATCGCTAATCTGAACGGGAGTTAGTGCGGCGGTTACATCGCTAGTTTTCTGCGGTGTTTGAGCCGTAACTTGTGGAAAGAAGAAATCTCTAATAGCACCCATTAAGCCTAAATTGTAAGGGGTGTGTGCTACACAATTACAATATCAACACCATCATTTGCTTTAGTGGCGTAATGAGTCGCCATTGCCGCAGCAATTGCTCCGCAGATAACCGCATTACTTACTTTGCGACCCATTACCCATCCGCCGTCACCGAAAGGCAACTTGACGGCAGATAGGCAATGTTTCGTCAGCTCATCTTGTCCAGAATGAGCTAATCGCTGAGATGAGATTGCTCCCAGTAACTCATCGCAGCTTTGCGCATAATCAAGGCCATCTATTGGCTCAGTTCTGATTCCTGCCGGTGCTAATCGCGCAGCAACGGCCGAAGCAGTTCGGGCTGAGTAGGCGACTAATTGGACTGGATACTTTCGCACCCATTCAGCTAGATCGTTAGCCAAAGATTTATCATCGAGGTTAGACGGGTTGTGCCAAGTCTGCAAGAGGATGACTTGGAATTTGTCGCCTTCTAACTTTTGGCTCGCTACTAACGCCGCTTGTTTTCTATCAGGACTGAGATCGATAGCCAACCAAGTATCAGACTCGGGATTGAGCCTAAGCCCCTCAACTTTGCAGCTCTCCCATTGTGACGGACTGATAACAGGGTTGATTGTATCGACCCATTGAGTTAAAACCTCTGTGCGCACAATTGACTCAGGATCATTCAAAACTGCTCGAATGTTATCTGGATGAATTGTGTAGCCAAGAGAAGGGTTGGCTTGTGAAACGCCAAGCCAAAAATTAGCTGAATTATCAAATTTTAAATCATTTGGAGCTGAATATTCGAACCAGCCAATATCGTCAGAGTTGCCGTGTATTGCGCCGTATGCTCGCTCGCGTAATTTGTTTAGAACGATTGAGTGCTGATCTCCAGCCGACGTATAAATGAAAGTTTGAGGATTAGAACTAGCCATTTGGGTATAACGCAGGGCAGACCAAACATCCTCATCTTTGTAGTCTCTGACCTCATCAAGGTGTATACATTCGGGCGCAGCTATTCCTCGACCCGCTGAGTTATTAGCTCTAACTATGTATCGACGACCTTCAGTAAATTGTAATTCTTGAAATCCTTTACTTTCCAGTTTCTTAGTAAACTCCGCAGCCAATCGAGGAGTTTGCTCGATAATCGCGTAAATCTTATAGAACAGTTCGGCCGAGGTTGTGAGCTTATGTGCTGTATGAACTTGTAACTTTTCTTTGAGGACGTAAATTCTAAATAAAATATTCAAAGCCATAAAGGTAGATTTTCCGTTTTGGCGTCCAACCAACAGGCAGACTATTGGATGAGCCCATCGGCCGTCTGGCTTGTATTTAAGCGAATGATGGGCTAACCATTGCTGCCAAGGTAGCAAAGTGAAGCCAATTTCCTCACAAAACTTAATCATTTGTTCGCCGTGAGAGGGTAAATCGCTAAGTTTTGTGTGAATTCGTGGGTTTGGCACACCACGGTAAGCCGATTCGTCCCGAACCCTAGCGATCTCCGTCGATGCTGCCATTATTCTCCAGAGTCGGCCAGATAATGAACGGCCGTTCCATTTTCAGGGAAAATCTTCCCAATG